GTTGTTACTAGCATTAACAGTCTCTATAGCACTACCATCTCCCCAATTAACCTCAAAGCTAGCTATAGTAACTCCATTAAGGTAACTGCTACTAGATATAGTCCATGATTTATCAACACCAGGAGATACATTAAAGTTATTAGGTGTTATAGTAGGTGATTCTACAACAGTAGAACCTACTATATTATTTGTAGCATTAGAGATTGATATATCTACATACTGTTTAGTAGCGGCATGTAAGTTTTGAGTTGGATCACCAGACAGAGTAAGAGGACCTGTCATGGTGTCACCAGACTTACTAACTTTGGTAGATAGATCAGTTGTTGTTGCACCAGAAAGTGCACCTATAGCATTATCAACATACTTTTTGGTTGCAGCATGTAAATTATCAGTTGGATCAGCATGTAAAGTCAAGAAGCCAGTTAAAGTATCACCAGCTTTATTAACTTTTGCATTTAATTGATCTTGAATGTTACCGGTAACACCAGAAAGATAATTAATCTCTGTTGCAGTAACTGTAATATCATTTAATAGTGTACTTTGACTAGTTGTTAGGTGTTTACTAGTATCATTAACGTGAGTAGCTATACTGTTATCAACATACTGTTTAGTAGCAGCTTCTAGTGGTTGAGTAGGATTGCCTGGTAATACGATAGGTAAAGTAACAGTACCACCATTAAATCCACTAGTATTACCTAAACCACCATTATTAAATTCACTAGTATTATCTAAACCATCATTTTTAATGATATTAATTTTCATAACTACTATCTCCTACAAGTTAATAAATCAATACATTTAGGATCAATCAATAACAAATTTACCCCTAAAGCAATATTTGAAGAAATTATAAAACTATATATTATACTTGGTGTTACCAAAAGGAGAAGGAAAATGTTCAAAAGCTACACACTTAATAATTCGAATCACTACTATCAACTACTTGATAACCTTAATTATGTAAGTCTAGTTGATAAAACTAATGAAATTATGTCACTCTTTTTAAATGGTGAATATTTTACAACAAAAACTATTGAAGAAAATATTTTAAAACTTGATTTAACATATAAAAATACAGATTACATGAATAAAATGAAAGAAATAAAAGAGATTTTGTCAAATAGTAACATCTTTTATTTACCATATTTTATTTTGATTGAGAGCCAAGACCTTAATGAAGAAGACTATATTTATGTAATTCGGTTGTTTAATCTTGTCTTTAAAGGCAAACGTTATATTGCAATTAATAACCAATTTGTATTCTATCCAGATAGTGAAAAGCACTTTGTGCTTGATAACCGTATCAATAACGTCATTAAGACTTATCTTATTCCAGACTTTAAAAAACTTATTAAGACGATTAGGAGAATAATCTCTAAAAAGATTTGAGTAAAAAAGAATAGTATATATATTACTTGTAGTACGTAGTTATAGTGCTTTAGTTTAGCGTGTTTAAATATTTTTTTATAGTTACACTATATCTATTGATTCTAGAGAATAGCTATTCTCTAGAGTCTAGTATAAAAGGTCTTTGTCTCTCAACCCAAAAAGGAGAAAATCATGGTCAAAATTCAAGGTTCTGAAACTCCTCAAGAAACCAAACAAAGTAATGCTTCATTTAACCAAAAGAAAGTAATTCAAATGCCGACTTTTGGCATCAATAGTTATCTTTCTACACTAGGTAATGGTGGTGAGTACTACGAAGCTCTATTCGAGAAAATCAAGAAGCGGATTGATGCCGTTAATCAAGCAAATAAGAATGAACAGTATCAAGTAACAAAGGTCCTTAAGCAAACTTATGGACTTAATTACTCTGCAATTGCTATTTCATCTAAGGTTACTGATAAAGTAGCAGCACATGGTCTCATTATTGAACGTACCGGGGACTATCCCACTCCTATCATTGAAAATATCTCTGGTACGAAGTATGAGATTGTTCGTACTCCAGCAGATGCGTACGATGACAAGTTCGCTCTAGCGATCATTACAGCAGTTGCGGAACAATATAAAGTCAACACAAGTGATGTTATCCTTGTTGACTCAACGCTCGTGCCGAACGAGGTTGATATCAACAATGAAAACGCTATTTCTCTAATTCTTAATAATGCAGCTAACGCTGTACTTTCTGAACTTTTTGTAGTCGTTAATGACTACAAAGGTATTAACATCACGGAAATCATCTCAAATAACCGTGATGGTAAGTTTATTATCGATCTATACTTTAACCAAGACGGGATCGATTACTTCGATCAAACCGGTATGCCGATCCGTCAGGATATCTGCGTAAGCCTTAAGTTCAAAATGAATAATACGGGCAACAACCGTAGTGTGAACGTGGGCGACAATGTCGTAGATATTCTTAAAGTTTACGGTTATGTAGACTTTGAGTTTACTGGACCAACAATCATTAACGGTATGATTCCTGGTACTCAGAAATTCGTACCGAACTTTGTGATTACTCATATCGAAAGCCATGTAGCTCCGACTCCTGATATCCTTATGTTGGCAATTGCTTGCAGCCTTTCTGTTAACGAGGATCTTAACTGGTTGCAAAGCTATCGCCCAACTCCAATGCGTAAGGGCGAGATCGACCTTAAGGATATCGGGGCACTTAACATTGAAGGTAATATTGAAAATAATCCAACTGGTTATGGTAAGAAGTATGATACCAAATCCAAGACATTTAATGCTGCTGAACTAACCAAGTTTGTCACTACTTTGGTTAAACCCAACATCATTATTAGCATCGATGTACCCAAAGCTGGACCAGAAACTTGGTACACCAGCGTACTACAGTTTGCTAAGATGGGTAGCAAGGATGCTATCAAGCGTATTAATGAGTCTTTGGTTGTGCTCACTAATGGTGCTTATTCGCCACAACACATCCCGATGTTTGTGGACGTGAGCAATAAGTTCCATGGTGGTTACTATAAGACCAAAGACGGAATTCGTGATATTCGCCATATTAGCAACTATCTCGCGGTTGCTAATTATGTCGCTGAGACTAATCAGTCTCCAGCGCTTATCACGAATTACACCAATACGCTTTACAATGTCTCGATTCCTGCTGAATTCCGTTCAGCAGAACGTAAACGCTTTATTGATGAACTAAGCAGCAACAGTGCTGTTTATAAACAGTACTTTGAGCGCTTGACCTTTACGGGCATGTTCCTGAGCAATCTTGTCAATAGCCTCAAGATCGCTGGCTTTATGCCAATTGCGAACAACATGGGGCTTGGTACCGACATCTTTGCTCGTCGGGCTATGGTTGACTTTAGTAACGCCATGCTCGACCCGAATGCCCGTATCATGGGTAACAACAATATGTACGGCGGTTTCTACGCCGCTAATGCATACCATCGTACCTTCTAATATAATTGTTAGCCATACCAGCTTTAGAGCTGGTATGGCTTTTTTCTTTTTTCTTAAAAATGTAAATAGAATGAGTTTGAGTTTCATATATAGTATATGAACTATTTAAACAAAGAGGAGAAAGCAATGCCAGTTGTTTTGAAATTTACTAGTTTAGATGAACTATTTTATAATACCAAAAGTGATAAAATACTCATTAACGATATCAACATTTTTAGTGAAGAAACGAGGAATCTAATTGATAATATCGCAATGATTAATTATACTTCAGAACATTTATCTATTATCCCTAGTTGTGAATGTGGAGAAGTGAAAGGAACTTATTTTATCGGTGAAATTTGTCATAAGTGCAAAACTCATGTAAAATCTAGTTTAGAAGATTCTATTTCATTTCTTGTATGGTGTAAAAGACCCGAAGGAGTAAGTAAGTTTATTTCACCTTTTCTCTTAGCAATTCTTGTTAATCGATATAAGTACGCAAAAACCAGTATCAGTATTATTCCTTATTTACTTCAACCACATTATAAACTCACTACAAAAAATAAGGCTAATGATAGAGAGCTTATTGGTAAACTAGAATTCTTACTAAAAGAGTATAATCTCAAAAGAGGGTATAATAGTTTTGTTGATAACTTCTTCACCTTTATTGATATGTTAGAGAGTAATTTCATCAAAGAAACTAAAGAGTCTAAAATTTTTGACTTTAAGACTATGTTACTTGAAAATAAAGACAATATCTTTAGCGAATATCTTCCCTTTCCTAATAAGGTAATATTTGCTTCTGAAACTAATGAATTAGGCAGATTTATGGATAAAAATATTCTTATTCCATTAAATAGTTTAAGACGTTTAACTGGTATTGATCTTAGAACACAATCTTCTAATATTAAACAAAGTAAAGTTGCTAAATCTCTCATTGAACTAGCAGACTTTTATACCAAATATTTCAATACTAGTTTCTTTAAGAAGACTGGGTTAATTAGACAACACATCAGTTCTACTCGCAGTCACTTTACTGCACGTGCAGTTATTACAAGTCTACCAAGTATTCATAGGTATGACGAGATTCATATTCCTTGGACAGTTGCTTGTGGATTATTAAGGGAACATATTCTCAATAGACTATTTAAACGTGGGTATACTTTTAAACAAGCAATCAGTTTTCTTTATTATCACTCACACATCTATTCTCCAATCCTTGAAGAGATCTTTAATGAAATCATTAGAGACTCAGGTGGCGGGATACCGTGTCTTTTTAACCGTAACCCAAGTCTACATCGAGGTAGTATTCAAAAAGTCTATGTCACAAAAGTAAAAAGTGATCCGAAAGACACTACGATTAGTTTTAGCTTTTTAATCACTCCGGCATTTAACGGTGATTTTGATGGTGATGAATTAAATTTATATCTACTAACTACAGAGAAGATGTTAAAACATGCGCATAATTTTGATAGTCACCATAACATCCTTAGTCTAAATGGACCTAATGAATTTAGTAATAATATAAAACTCACAAAACCAGTTGTAGCAACACTTGCAAACTGGTTTGCAAAAGACGATTGAGAGGAAGAAAAATGGGTAGAGCAATAACAATACCTGAAGAAGGTTTAGATTATTTGCTTTATAAGGATAATAGTCAAACTCTAAGTAATTATATCATGCAACAAATGAATCAGCTCCCCACTATGTTTACAGAAGTGGGACAAAGAATCTATCAGTCTTTAAATAACGCATTAGACTTTGTAAATAATAAAATCTTTAAGCTAGGTATTATGGATAAACTCTATAAGGAAAATATTTTAGTAGATAATAACTATATCCAAGAGTTACTTAGTTTTGAAGCACTACAACAAGCTAATCTCACAATGCAACGTTGGATTATGTCACATCCCGTTGTAAGACAGTATTATCTAGAGAACAATATCGATGGTTATAGTGAAACTTATCAAAATGCATTCGGTAACCAAATTGGTGAAGAAGATTATAACTATAGACGGGTAATGGATGGTATTGTTCAAGATGATCCTAATGAGGATCGGTGGTTTGTCAAACATTATGATGAACCACTTTATCCTAACGATAGAGAACTTGAAAACTACGAGAAATTTAGAATACTAAATACTTGGTCTGCTATAGATTACATTTTAGAGACTTGTAACTTTGATTTCACAAATCCCAATGAAGTACAGATGATCGTTAAGTAAGTTTTTCAAGAAGAAGCTAGATTAACTAGCTTCTTCTTTTTTTTTTATCTTGTGATTATTTTTAGGGAGTTAGAGATGAAAACTATAGGAAGTTTAAGTGAAGACGGTTGGATTGTTGATTCGAAAAAATTATTAGACAGAATTATAAGTTATTACATTACAACAGATAGCAGACAAACTTATTTATTTCAAGGAAATCTGATCAGTCTACCTAAAACGTACTACTTATACATAAATGACCCAGAAGGTATGAAACGAGGGATTATTGACGATTTAACAACATTGTTAGGAAGATACTTTAATGTAGTTGAAATTAACGCTAATGTAGAACTACTAGACACCAATAGCAGTAAATATGCAATTACACTTTCTGTACGTGTAACAGATGAAAATAATAAGTATATAGAACTTGCTAAGTTTACCGAATATGAAAATGGTGCACTAAACAAAATCGTTGATATTAATAACTATGGTACTGGTTTAGAACTTACTAAAAACGCCATTTAAAAAAATAATAGTTTAATACAATTATCTGGTTAAATAAGAACACTTTAACAGGAGACATAAAATGTCTATTACAACACTTAATAACGATCTTTTAAAGGAATTAACGAATCAGATAGAAAAAGATGCAAGAATTGTAGAGAAGGGAATCGTCAATTCTGATTTGGTAAATAGAATTCCAGAAAGTCTTTTTGTGAATTACTTTTTACCTTATTTTACTGGTGAACGACATGATAATCCTAATTGGGTGTTAGAGTGGATTAGTGTTGCTGGAAGTCCAATGTCAGAAGTCGTTGTTTTTGACGATGGTACAAAAGAGGATTTATATGTAGTTCCAAGTCTATTTAATACAAAAAAATTGATTTTCACTAGAGGAACAGAAACTTTTAAAAACATATTCATGCACTTTAAACGATTAAACGCAAATATTCCTGGGCTTGGGTTTAACTTTCTTAACGAAATGTTAGAAAAGAAAACAGGTGAAATCGAACAACTAGTGGATCATACCGAATCTATTAAACAATGGAGTTATATTTTAGCACGTTATGGTTATAAACAGGTTAATAATGTAGAACCAGATAACGGAATAGACAAAGTTAAAAACTTAGAAGATTTGTTTGACTTTTAATTAAAACCAGAAGGAGGTTAACCTCCTTCTGGTTATATATAATCAATTAATTCATTTACTTTTATGGTATTTTTTGATTTATCTTGAAAAGAGGTGCTGAAAAATGAGTGATCCTATAGGCATTGTAGGTATTGACGGATACACACCAATTTATCAACCAGATGCAAGATGGACGATTTGGTCAATTCACGATATCTATATGGGTTCTATTGGTAAAAATAAGTATATACCTAAAGTTAATGATTATGTTTTAGAACCAGAAACAGGTAGTGTTTATATCGTAATTAAGTTGGATGAAGTAACTTTTGTACCAGAGTTAGCGCCAGTTAGACTCAATACTCAGGAAAATATAGATATCTTTATCTCAAGTACATTAGATAACTATAGAATTTACTACGATAAATCAGTTACACCTTATACTCTTGCTGTTGACGCACTTCTTAAGATCTATTCAAGTACAGCTAAATTTGCACGAATTTATAAAGGTACTTTTTTAAATGATGAGAATATCATTAGTAGAATATATGACAATAGCGGTAATTTTTTAGGACATGACATTCGTCTTGAAGTCGTAGCGTATAACTCTCACGATAACTATGCAATCAAGTCTGTTCCATCTTGTAACACCAACGCTAATTTAAAAACAGGTGATATTTGTACTGTGGTTGTTTTTGATGATAACAGTAAAGTAATTACTAAAGTTACATGTATCGTTGAGGAGACAACTTATGTTGCGCCAGCTTTTGCTGAACAGAAGTATGTAATCAATATTGCACTAAAAACGCCATTTTTAAACCCAAGTAATGACAATCAGATTGATTATCCAGTTAACTTGCCTTTATATAGTTTCCATCCTATAGCTGCTGTTTATTATAATGACGGAAGTAGTATTGAATACGCAGTAGATGGAGATAAGTTTAGACTATATGGGTTAGATCAATTTATAAGTACGATTATTGGTCATAGAGTCCCACTTGTTTTATCTTATCGTTTAGATCCAGATGAAGCCGCTATTACTGGATTAAGTGTTGAAAATAACTTTGTAACAAGACCTTATACCCTAGTTGTTAGTAATCCAAATACTACTTATAATGTTAAACTTTTTGTATATCCAGAGTGGATTGATACCTTAAATGGTTATCGTCTTAAAGCTTACCTTATGAATCTGGATAGAAATGTGCTTTTTGATGTAACTGGAAATTTTTATTTAAGCAGTAATTCACCTAGTTTTAATCCAGTTAATTATGGTGTGGTTCAAAGACTTATATTAAATATCGATTTATCTAAAGTAAGTAGTATTTATGGACAATTCATACATACACAAACAGTTGATATCGTCTTAAGAGGTCCTGCTAATGATTCAAGTATTAAAAATATCTGGGAAGTAGGTACAGAAGTACCTAGTTCAGTTAAGTACTATGGTACTAACTTAAGAGCAATAAAAAATCTGAGTAGACCAAGAGTAATTAAAATCGACCATGGAATGAATTCAGTTGCAGAATTTTTAGAAAATGTATATAAACCAACATTACCTTTATATAACCCTATTACTGAAGTTGGGCCATTGACACCTACTCATATCAAAGTAAGATATATGGGCGAAGAGATCGTTAAGAGAATAGAAGAGTTTAATACTGAATTTGAGTTTACTCAAGAAGTTACATTATATAAAAATGTTGACATTATCTTTATGAAAGAGTATATTAATCAATATCTTTATTTAAGTATTGCTAATATGACTGTGAGGTAAGCATATGTTTAAAAAACTAAGAGATATATTTTTACGATTTATTTATAGAAAATTAATTATTGGTGTTAAACTTATTAGAAAGTCAGATGGAATTGATAAAATACCTACCTTTATGTCAATAAAAATTCATACCAGTAAAGGTGATATTTTTCTAGATTTTAAATGTGATAGAAGAAATAGTTCTATGATTAAAAGTTTTATTATAATTTTTAATATTCCTGATACTATAAACGTTAAAATAGACGATATCAAAGAACTTTGCGCCGTAATCGATATGATCTTTATTAAAAATATTGACTTTAATATACTAGGTAGCTTATTTGCTGATATCTATTTTGATAAGTTAATTGAGCATGCTGAAGAAAAAGGTTATGACAAATAAAACCTATAGGTGGGATATACCCACCTATAGGTTATGTTATACTTATAGTTTTTCTAAGTTTTTTCTCTCTATTGATGTTATTGAGCATCTCTTCTACAGATATAGCTATATTGTACTTATTTAATTCAGAGGCAAGTTTTCTAATTTTTATTTCAAGTTGTTTGATAATGTAAGGATTTTGTTCTAACTTATATTGATCAATGATGTCATTGAAGTTTTCTTCTAATTTTTTAACCTGATCGGTTTCTGTGTAGTCGACTATATCATTATTATGGTATTTTTCTTCTAAGTATACTTTATTGTATTTAAGTATAGAGGTAGTATTTATATTGTAATAGTTTAAGTTTTTTCCATTGATAAGTAACCAATATGATAGTAAGCTTGCAATAACTAAATCGTCTTTACCACCGTCTGGGTGATCAATTCGATTGTTCTTTACAATAAGAGATGAGAGTTGTGATATAAGTTTACGGTCGTAAGTACAATGTGCTGTATACTTAAGCATATTAATAAGTGTTGAACTATAAAGTTCGTTACGAGAAGTTATACCAGAACCTGAAGTGGTAAATCCAATGTACTTTTTGTATTTTTCAAAAATATCTATATTATACAATCTGGCTTTTAGTATAAACTCAATTTCTTCTTTATAATTCTCTTTATTCTGAAATAAACTATTGTATAGTCTTGTAAAGGGATTGATATTATTGGCTAATAGTTTTTGTATCATATAGTCTATTATACCTGAAGCCGAACTTCTTCTTTCAATAACCATAACAGAATTAGGATATTTTAATAGAAAATTTACAAAGAAATCTGATAGAGTAATTAGGTTTACTTCATTGAAGGTTGCAGTGGCTATAACTTCGCCTGTTGTATGATCACGAACAACAAACGCAGTATCATCTCTACCAACAGCGTCAGATGTATCTATACCTATGATAAAGTTAACGTTTTTTGCTATTCGGGTTTCTACCTCTTCTTCTGAAATATACCAGTTAATTAGATAGTTGTAGGGATGATAAAATTCAGACCTTGGTGTTTCGATAATATTTTCTCTTAGAATAACCAAATACTCTTTGGGTATAGGAGAAGCGCTTGAACCAAATACCCATTTGTTGAAAATATCTCGTTCGATATTTTCTGGAGTTGAAATGTTACTTTCCAACTGTCTTTTTAACCATTCATCATCATAACCTAATTGTCTATAGGAAAGTTCCATATAAACCATTGCTCTTTTATCGTCTGTATCAGATGTGTTGTTTTTTATAATGAGTGTATTTAAGTGTTCTTCATCTTCTGCATCAAAAAAGATCTCATTCCATATAGTAGCGTTTTGGGTTAGACTATAGATATATTTACCATCTCTGTCTTCAGGGTCACCGGCAGTTGTAGCAAGAATTGTTCCATAAGGTCTATTATTTTTTCTTGCTATTTCTCGAGCAGCATTACCAGTCATTAGCATTGCGCCCATAGCGATAGCAATATTGGAAACATATGCACACTCGTCAATGATATTGATTGGAGAGGTAAAACCACGACCTACTTTTTCTGCTTCTTTTGGAGATGGACTTGATAAGTTACCTTTGAAAACATTATTAAATTGTTTAAGACGTATTTCGTCACTATTGAAAATATCTTTTTTAGTAGACATATTAAGGTATGAAGGTAATTCTTCAAAAAGAAGTTTAACCTTTGCAAGTGTTTCTGATTTAAGTGTTTCTGATTTGGTAAGTAAGTTGATAAAAGTATTTACTGAACCAAAGTTAAGAAGATAAGTAACCAGTGAAGAAATAAGCATCGTTTTACCTGTTTGTCTTGGAATAACAAGTAAAGTAGTAATGTGATTGAAGAATAACCAGTATAAGCCAATATTAGCTCTATTTGCAAGGAAATGTGAAGGTTTTAGTTCACCAGGAACAGGAACTTTAAGAACCTCTCTAAAAAAATACCAAGGATTTACTTTACATTCATAGATGATTTTTGCTTTTATTTCTAGAGGTAAAGATTCATCTCCTGGATCAATTTCTTCTAATTCAGGTTGCAGTAGTGAAAGATGAAATGCGTTATTTTTTATACCCATGTTATAGTAGATTTCTGCCAATTTTAAGAAACTTACATTTTTGGTTTTGTAATGTATTATTGCGTTTGGGTATTTTAACCAATCCTTTCTAAAAATGATCATAAGCGTTCCTTATATGAGTTATGGGGGTGTTATTAGGTCAAAGCATGTTAAGCCTCTAGAAGCCGATTTAACGGCTTCTAGAGGATATTTAGTAAGTAAGATCTTCTAAATCAATATTTCTAGATTCTAGTTTAGTGTTGTGCATAAGTTTTAAGAACATACCCATAAATACAGCAGAGATTTCACTTGCTATATTAGAAACAGCGTTGGGTTGATCTTTATAACCTTCGTTTAAACAACGGTAACAGATTTTATTACCTTCTTTAGTGCAATACATAGGAGAACGTATTTCAATTTCTTTACCAATCAATTCTTTAGCTTGAGTATCGTTTTCTATAAGAATCCAATTATCTCCTCTCTTAATATATCGATTAAGTAGTTTAATGTAATTTTTCTCTGTTATCATACGTTTAATACCTTTTTTAGTGTTACACGGTGTTGAATCAATCGTTATACCTGTTAAACTTCTAATAAGTATTTTATAAGTATAGCCAGATTTTTTCGTTGCGAAACCACGGCTATAACTTCCATATCTTAAATCATTAAAATAAATCGGGATATCTTCTTCTGTGACACTTAATCCTTCGTTAAGAGAATTAATAACTGGTTTTTTAGGCTTATTACCCGCAAAGTCTAGACCACTACCAAATATCCCATAAAGTTTTTTACGAGCATCTCTTGTTTTGCTACTAAGAAGATGTTTAGCAGCAGGGTCATCTGCTAAATATCTAGAGTCATAATCAAGAAGTTTATTTTCAAGTTCTACTACTTTAACTGGATCGTTTAGTTGTCCCTCATATTCTTTTAATAGTCGTTTTTTCTCTTCATTAATACCTGGTGGCGGTGAGATGATTTTTTCGGTACTTGCTATATTTACAATATCAGATAAGTTACTTAAAAAATACACTCGATCAATGATTTTACACATCTCCTGTACAGAAATTGAGTCACTAGTCATTTCATCTGGATTTCTTACTTTTTTCGCAAGAAGTTTTTCTATTTTATCTGTTGTAATTTCTTCATTAAGAAATGGTGCTCTTTTACCTAATACAGAATAAAATACAATTAGATTAATAATCATAATACCAATACGAGTTTTTGTCTTTTGGGACAAATTGGTCATCCAGGTAGAATCGATTTCTATTTCATCACTATAACGAAATAAAGGCTCGTTTCGATTATAATCTACGATTTTTTCTAACTTATTCTCTGTAGTATTTTCTTCATTGTAGTAGTAAAAACCATCACTTAATAAAATAGGAAAATAGTTCTCTTTACGAATATCGGAAATATTTTTCTCTATAGGTATAGCAAAACACATCAAATGCCATCGCTTATCTTCATACAGTTTAGTTGCTTTAACTACTTTTTCTAAATATTCTAATTTAGTTAGCATTTATTTTCTCCTCTTGTTGTTTAACTTCTAAATAAATGTAAAAGTCATCTAGTATCTTAGCGATAATGTCATGTAAAATTGTAATAGAATCTAAGTAATCAAAAAACTCATAAGCATGTTGCTTAAATTTAAGTAAAGGAGTCTCGTAACTGTCTCTTGCCAACATCAATAAAGACAATACATCTAACGCTGTTTTTGCTTTATCTTTTTTATATACGTTATTCAAGTATTCAGATAGATCGAAAGGAACTAAGTTTTTTAAATCTTCTAATGTCATATTGACATAACCTTTTTGATAAAGCTCATAACCTAAACAATCATGATACTCGATAAATCCAAAAAAGTGTTCTAGAGTTTTATGATAGTGGTGGTTAATCGGTTGTACTTCATTGCTATAGTATTTGTCTTCAATCATAGCAATCATAGCTTCGATAAGATTATCAGATACAGATTCGATTATTTCCATTAAGCGATACTCTTTAAGTTTAATACTATAAAAACTCATTAATTCAATGAGTTTTTCTTTACTCCTTTTTTCACTATAAAGGATATATAAGCTAAGTTCATAATCTTCTAAGTTTTGGAATAGATAGATAAATGAGACCATTTCAATAAGTTCTTCTAAATTAACTTCTGATGATTCATTAAGAGTAATATCATGAGCATTTAATATATCTTCTAAATGAAGCATAATTAATCGAATAAATAGCTCTTGCTTATCTTCAGAAGCAAGAGATTCTTCTTGCGTAAGTATATCAAGAAGGTCGTCTTCATAAAACTTGACACCCATCCGTTCAAATAACTCAAAAGCAGTATAGATAAGTAACTTCATGCTATCGATAAAAGTAGATTCAACATAAAATCGTGTTAGTTCTGAAATATTCAAATGTTGCATCTATTTTGTCCTATTGAAAAATGAACCAAAGAATTTTTGGCTATTTAAAAAATACTGATAAACCTTATCGTTTGGTCTTATTTTGCATGAGTATAGTGATGAAATATTTAGTTACTTCTGATATCCACTTAGGACATTTAAAAACACCAACAGAACATATTATTGTTTCTTTTAAAAAAGAAATTTTAAATGAAAAAAATAAAGATATTGATGTATTATTTATTGCTGGTGACCTTTTTGATCGGCTTTTAGATCTTAATTCAAAAGAAGTCTATATCATTATTGAGTTTTTTAACTACTTACTAAACTACTGTTATCAGAATGATATTGCTGTACGTGTATTGGAAGGAACACCCAGTCACGATTGGCAACAGTCTCATATTTTATTTAAACTCAATAGCATAAGAGATACCCCATGTGATTTCAAATACTTTAAAACGCTTGATATCGAGTACTTAGAAAAAATTGATAAGTACGTTTTATATATACCGGATGAATGGTGTAATAACCATCTAGAGCTAGAAAAACAGATAGAAGAAAAACTTAATTCTTATAATATCAGTCAAGTTGATATTGCTATACTACATGGCCAATTTACCTACCAAACTCTAGGGAAATATAGACCAGATTTTTGTTTTCAAGAAAACTACTTTTTGAATCTGGTAAAAGGATTTATTCATATTGGTCATTATCATAGTTTTTCCTCTTATGACAGAATCATTGCAAACGGTAGCTTAGAACGCTTAGCACACGGTGAAGAAGAACCTAAAGGGTTTGTTATTGTTGAAAACGATAGATATACATTTGTCGAAAATAAAAATAGTTATATTTATAAAACACTTATTATCACTAAAAATATGACTCTAGATAAACTGGATAAAAAAATCTATCAATACCCAAAACAAAGTTATATTCGGTTAGTGATTCCTTCTGATCATGATTTTAATCTTCATTTTAAAGAATTAAAGCTTAGATACTACGACTATCATATAAAAAGAGTTACTAAAGACGAAATGGAAAAAGATACTAGAACATATATAAAACTTGACGATACAATAGAGCTAAGTATACTTGATTTTACCGAATCGAACATATATGAGATTTTACTTAACAACTTAATAAGTAAACATGAATACAATGATATCCAGTTGCAAAAGGTTAAAAAATACATAAGTATATTTGAAGGAGGAAACAATGTCGACACTTTTTAATCTTAATACAAATAGTAAAAGAATAATCAGTAATAGAACCAAGTCAGGATTTCCTGTTTCTATTGGTACTGGTCTTTCGTTAGAAACCATTTTTGATCCTATAGAGGAAGTTTACGATCCAAATCGCGAAGTACCAGAGAAAATAAATAGAAATAAATATGATATTTACTTATTTAACGTAAGTACTTTAGTGAGAAATATTATAAATAGTATAAATACTAATGAAGTTGTTAGAGTAAGAAAATCTGATTATTTAGAAGCCACGATAGAAGAAATTGAGTGGTTAAAGAGTTATTTTGAACTTAACCAACTAGTTATTCACTTTTACACTCATAGTTATGCTTATGTGAAAAAGACTTATCCAGTACAAAGATTAAGAATTGTTTCAACACCTAAGCAGGCATTAAAAGAAAGTATTACAAGTTATATCCTTAGTAATATAAATAAGGAACTACCTTTTATTTATCATTTTGATAAAAACATAGACTTAAAGGCAAAAAAGTCCAATGTCCTTATCTTTACTCATATTCCTTTTGATCTACTGAGTTATCGTTATTTTCTTGATATGAATTTGTTAGAATCTCACACAGGTGTAGTAAAGGATAGAAGTAAATTCAATACCAAATACTATCCACTACCTAATGAGGATATGAGTTTTCTACCTTTTTTCGAATACTTACTTGCTGATGTATTTGGAGATCACGTGATGTTTAGACCCAATAAACTTGAAATAAGAAAAAAAGTATATGATCAATTAATACAACTCAAAGTTCATCCGCTTAGTACAGAAATTGGCTTACTTAAAAATATTTAACACCTCTGGAAGGTTAAAACCTTCCAGAGGGTATTTGGTTAAACAAACTCTTTTTTGGGAATTTCTATTAATTCTAATTCTTCTTTAGTTTTACATGCGATAATACGCTGTCTAGTTTGTTCTAAACCAAAGAATCGCTCATTGAATGCATCATATACAGATTGTATAATACCCATTAAATCATCTATACTTCTTATAGGATAAGGGTAATTGTCGTAAGTAATCCAAGCAACTGGAAGTTTTTTAGCTATTATATAAATTACAAGTGCTTGTGTAAGTCTATTTTTAGCCAGTTCATCTGCGTCAAAAAGATAATTATCATAGTATATTGGTTGATTAATTAGCCAATCTTTATATTCTTTTAATTGCATAAGTTTTTCATTTTTTAGTTGTTGTAACTCAAAATCTTGGGCTACAACCGGTAATTTAACCCACTTACTGTTTACAATAGTTAAATAATACCCTGGTGTATATTCAGGTATAGGGTCGATTGTTATATCGGGAGATAAAATAGGTCTACCCATTTTATCTACATCTACTTGAACTTCTACAATTGCTTCATTAACGATTTTATAACCTTTCACAATGATCTCCTAAAAAAATAATTTTTTAACCTTTTCTTCAATAAATTGATTTTAAAACAACCCAGAAAGGAGAAAATGATGAGTGTAATGGCTGGAAAATTTTTCGATATTGCTCGTTTTGTTATTTGGGCAGATGAAGAAAGCGAACATAAAACTTCCCGTATGATTTTTAGTTTTAGGGATGGTAATCCAAGGTTAACCGTATACGTAAATGATAAAGAAGTTAAACCTATTTCATTTCCTTGTGACGCAGTAACAATGACAACTATCGCGCAATATATCGAAGAAGTAGCTGATGCAGAACCAGGATTTAAAGTTTCCGTTGATAGCTTAACTAGAGTATATGAAGACAATAAACCTACTGATGTAAAAAAACTTGTCTCTACTCTTTTTATTGGTAAAACACAAGAAGGTGTTGTTTACTTAAGTGTTGTTGCAGAAAATAAACCAAAACTTATTTTCTTTATTAAACCTTCACCTTATCATGTGTTTAAAGACAAAGATAAAAACGTAATACCTGAAGCAGTTATCTCTTGTCGTCTCGCTAAAGCAATTGCATCCATGATTAAAGATTGTGTTACTATTGGAATATTTGAACATTCTAAAGAACAAGGTTTGAATTCCGATATAAAAGAAAACGGATATAAAACAAACGGGAAAGAAACTGTTAGTAACACACCAGAATTAGATGACTTAGAACTATGAGTAGTAACATCCGTACCTCTAGCATAAGAGGTACGGATTTTCTTCTAATATCATATATAATACTTGTGTAGTACTAACGTTCATTATCAGAAAGGAGAGCGTTGATGGACTTGAGATTTGAAATTAACTATATCACAGAGTTTATGTGCACTCATGTACTTAATATAATTAAAGAGGAGGGTAATGAGGAATTTCGCCTCATCTTCGATGTAGAAAATATCTTCAAAGATAAAAAGCATATCTTTACACTATATGATATACTAAATGAATATATCAGCACTTTAGACAACACAATTAAAGAAGAACTTTTTAGAATTTATCACGAAGCTTATGACCAGTTGACACAAGAAGAGTATAGCATTACAGATAATAACTATACTGTCTATGCAAACGAAACCAAGCTTAAAGAAGAACAAAAAATTCAAAAATTAATCGAAAAACTAAATAACTTAATAGATTATAATACCTTTAAAGATTTTGTGTTCAAGAAATCTATTAACCTTTATATTCCGGAGAATACTCCTAGTGAATTCATCTATGACAAAGACCTCAATGTAACAGAAGATCAAACTTATACGAAACCTCAATATATCGCTTTGGTTGCGTTGATTTTATATTTAAGACTTTTTATTCCTATTTTTATTAATTACTATAATACATCAAAGAGCAACTCTATGATCCTTAACTATAAGACTTTGTTGTTATTTAGCACTTCCAATATTTATCAATGCGAAGAGATGTTAAAGTTAAGAAAATATATCGAATCGAACTTTAAAACAATTGGCACGAATGCTAAAGTAGAAAACTTAGTTATGAATTTCGGATTATCTACTGATGAGGTAACCGAGATTTTATTAGGAGAAGTTCTATTTAATAAATTAATTTATCTAGACTTTTTTAGTAAAGAGTGTAATGTTATCTCTTATATCTACCAGACTATCATAAGTAAAAGCGGATTTAAACTTGGTGACAACAACAATATCAGAGCAAAAACATTAGCAGACGATCCAAGTAAGGACGATATTAGTTATTATGAAGATTATAGAAAAACCAGTAATATTCCACTAGGAACAATTGTTGAAATTCAATATGCGATTTCAAACACTAATAAGCTTGTTAAAGAGCTTGGTTATCCTAACTTTAATTATGAGCAATATACCAAAGAACTTGAATATTCAAAATTTCTTTATGAACACAAACTTGACAAAGTACAGATTTTTTTACTTGGATGGTTTATGAATAAGGTTATTAACCCAAGAGCTTTGTATTATATCGAATACAAGCGATTAATTGAACTAGCTACCTTAGCTAAAGTGATCTTAATAAACAACAATCATAAGTTACTAGGGGCTTTTATGACCTCATTCAAAATTAGTAACAATATGTATATCAACAGTAGTATTAAAAACACAGTTAGTAAGGATAATGTTAAAAAACTTTCTGATATCTTTAAGTTTTTTGTAGTAGATGATAAAGAAATTGCATTTATCAATGATGCAATTATAACCACTGTTAATGAGATTAATAACGCAAGCTGGATTGCAATTGGAGATAAAAGTTATTTAGAAGGAATTGTAACTGACAGAAATATCCTTATGATTCCATATAATCTCGTTGATTTGATGGTGGATTTTGTGGTATTTTGCAATAGCTAAATAGGAGAACAAGATGTTTGAAAATCAAAACGCGTTTCAACCTAAATTCTTGATTGAATCTTTATATTACGTTATTGCTGAAGAATATAAACCAGTCTATCTAAGACCTTATATTATTAGTCCTAAATATGAGGCAGTAGAAAATATCAAAGAAAAACTTTATGAAACCAAAATGGGTAAACTAACACCCACTATGGTTGCTCAGAATGTAAACAACATTATTCAACCTAGTGCAGTTGGTTTTATGAGTCCAGTAGATAATGATTGGGTAAGTCAAAGGCGATTTATCTTCATTCTTAAGGTTCGTTATTATGACCATGGAATGACTGAAAAATGTCTTTATATCAGTGGTTTTACTAATTATGATGGGATTACACCAGATGGAAATAACATTGACTTTGATTTAGTGCATAATATAAATTCTATTATTGAAACAATTCGATTTACCTTTAATACACCAAATGGTGTTATCACTCAAGAAAAAATAGCAGCTATCTATAATGTCATTAAAAATAACTATGCTTCTGGAGCAAATTTATTTACCCAAAGACCTAAAGATGTAATTGATAACATTAACGCTTATATTTATAATAAAGAGATTTTTCCTGATCTGCAGTACTATAATATGTCCAATACTTTAACACCTTATAACACGACAGCAATTTGCTCTACGATGCAAAATAACGTACCTGCTGAATATATCTCTAATCTTATCAATATGGGTGTAAATGCAAAACTTAATGATAAAATTCTTACCAGTAGTTATGAAATCAATACAAGTGATCCTATTATCAATATTGAACCCAGTTTAGGAACAAACGAATTTGTTCGTTATATCAGTAAACTACAAGGATTTAAAACAACTGTCAACCATTTTCATTTTAAAGATCTTGTAGCAATAGACAATAGCATTGTTAATCGATTTACACTGGTTAATGTTGATAGAAGATCAAGTACAGTTAATTCTCTTCTAAGCAATATACCAAGAGACGGGGAATATTGGCAAGGTCAAGACCCTGTTACAGTCAAGGCATATAGCATCATTGAAGCTTGTGTCTCGCTTGCAGTAAGCACAGGTTTTACTAAGATATTTTTTAACTGTAACAATATGACTAATCCTTATTCTAATGAGATCACTTCCATTGTAACCTATTATAAAAGCTTTTTGGAAATAGCCGATACGGATATGATTGCGCTTGTTGAGTTATTTAAGAACAAGGTAATCAATGAAGTATTTATTCCTGAATCAAATAACAATACAACACAGCTTAACTTTGATATGTATGTCGATGTATTTGGAACCAGTAGAATCTTCCTAAGTTTTGCTGGATTTCCTGGTACTTGGTATACAATTCCAACTTTTGCTAACTCAGTATTTTCTCCTGTTGTTGTGTTGGACAATAACACGCTAGAAAATACTATTGTTCAAGCAAGCAATCTAATTGAAACAATTACACCGGACCTAAATAGCGTGAAGGGTGTTATTCCTAACGCGTGGTAATAAAAAAGGAGAAAAATGATGCACGAGGTCATCGAACGATTTTATCTCAATATGCTAGATTATATTGGGTTAACTTATAAAGATGGAATTATACAAAATAAAGACGAGAAACTAGGAGAAATTACTCTATCGGGTAAATATCTTACCCTACCCTACTATGAGAATCTTAAAAACCCTAATAACCGCATCATCATCCATCCACTTAACGAAAACTATATAAATCCAGAAACAGAAGTATTTAAGTTTCTTAAGAAACGACTAATTCTTGAAATTAATCTTAAACTATCTAGTCTTATTATCAACTATATTCATCTAGCAAGTGAACCTATGTTACAAAACAAGATAAATGATCCTAAACTCATTGATATTATTGTAAATATTGGTGAAGTCGATCATGTTACTATCGAAAACTTCTTGAATATTATTAAAGCAAGTAAACAGTATAATGATCAAAGCTTTATTCTAGATATCTTTCTAAAGAAAAATGCAAGTATTGGTGACAATAGCTATAGTGCTATTGGTAAAGTTAATTTCATCTTATATAAAGAGCTTTTAAAAGCTCTAGAAGATCCAGAACATAAGTATAAAGTATTTAATACTAAAATACGGAAAAAAGATATCATTGCACTTATCTCTATTCATAAGCTTTTCTTCCCTGGCATCGATGAAAAAGATGCCTATGCTGATGGAACGGATAATAAGGTATTTCGTTACCTTAACGCGCTATTAAAAGTAAGTTATCTTATTACAAATCGTATCAATGAGTTAGCTCTTATGATCGATAATATTGAAACAGAAACTATTAACGCTAAAGAGTGTATGTTTAACCATGAATGGATTAATGATCTTGAAAAACTCTATGAACTTACTAATGAGATTCGAGCTATTCCAGATCAAACGGATATTAGTATAGAGAAACCTAAAAAACTCTCTATAAATGAAAACAAAGTAAAGGATATTCCTGAATTTAATCCAAAAGAAGTTTCACAAACTCCTATGCAAACTGTTAATTCACAACTTAACTCTCAAAACTATCAACCACAATCTCAGGTTAATACTCAAAAAGAGTTGACCCCTGAAGAGATTATTAGAAACTCTCTTAATATGCAAAATAATTTTCCACAATATCCTATGAATGGAGTAAATCCATATTTAACTTATCAATCGGCTATGTTACCACAAGTAGCTACGCCGTTACCTAGTTGGGCTCAAAGAGAACTTGTTAACCAACAAGCTCTTAATATGAACCCAATGCACGGATACACACAAGCACCACAAGCTAATGTGTATCCGCAACAACCTATGTATCCGCAACAACAGATGTATCCTTATCAGCAATTACCTTTTCCGGGACCACAAGTTCCGCAAGCAGGTAGTTTAGCCGTTAATCCAACTTTCTTAAACCCAATTGGATTTAACGGTTAGCGTATAGCGAGAGGGTAATTCCCTCTCGCTTTTTCTTGTTTTATGACTTCAACAAAAAATGAGGGTACGATGGACTCTGCTGATCTTGCACAAATGCACATTGAGGCTGAACTAGAAAATAACATCAATAATTTTAAAAGAAACAAAATAGTCAGAGATAAACCTAAACCTGAAGGTTATTGTCTGAATTGCTATGAGGATTTAGACAATAATAAATTGTTCTGCAATAGTCTTTGCGCAGAACAATTTGAGTTTAAAAAAAGAATGAGAAAGTATTAATTAAACAATAAGCTACGCTGGTTATTTACCAGCGTAGCATAACTATTTTTTTTTTATAATTCAGGTGGTGTTACAGGTACTTTAAATTGAATTTTTTTACCTTCATAATTTAATGGATTTGTATAACCATTAGCATACATGACATAAAGATAATGGTTTTGCGATATTCCCATTTCTTTAAATAGACCGAATAGATTACCTTGGTAACGGTAAGCAGTCATAGGATCTATTGTTTTTACTTCATACTGATTGTTATTTAGATAGTAATCAATAAAAAGTAGTTTATCATTTAATTGAGTATAATCTTTAAAACTATAGTCATTGGTTTGAAAATTTTCCAACATTTTTCTTACTCCAGATTACTTACCAAGATATTTGTTTTTTTAATAGTCATATAAATAATATTGGAGTAGAAAGGAGCAAAATTATGAGTGAAGAGTTTGATAACGTAAATAAACCCAAACACTATCAATTATATCCTGAATACAATTTAGAAGCTATTGATATAATCAATAAACTTTGTAGTTTAAACGCTCAGATGCTACAAGACTATCAATTTAGTTATTATGCGCAGTTACTACAATATCTATTTAGATTTGGTAGAAAAAATGGGTTAGAGGATTTAAAGAAAGCCAAATTTTACTTGGATCGATTAATTAGTGATATTGAATTCAGAGAAACTGAATTAAAAGGACAACTTTGCCTTGATCTGAAAGGAGATTCTGACGATGAAGACTTTGGTCAATAGAATCAACCCTAACTATCTTCTTGAACTAAATGAATTGGATTTAGGTAAAGAAGGTATTGCTTA